AATCTTTCATTGATGAAGATACAGGTGAAACAGTAACCATCGAACGGAATGAAATTCTTTTTGACCGTGGCACGCTGATAGACCAAGACACTTTGGCGAAAATTCGTTTCAGTATGGAAGCTGACGGCATTAAGGAAGTGGAAGTCAGCAACCAGAACCGCTTGGCATTCGAGAACGAGAACAGTGTTTTATATCCGTACATCGCTCAAGCGCAAATAGGTGACAAGAAACATAAGTTCCTGCTGTATGCCACCGGATTGGAGAATACTTGTAGTATCTTGAAAGATTACATCGAACTAAACTATATGTTCGGATTCACCTTGACAATGGTCAAGGAGTTCGATTCTTGCGTGATTCTTACTGACAACTTGAAAGAACGTAAGGTTGACGATGCTTCGCTTGCCTATCTCAAAAATGAAATCACTATGGCAGAATACGTTGATAAAATGGACGATGAGACGGAAGATAGTGACGAAGAATCTAAACCGAATGAAAAGAAATTCTACCAGATTGAGACGAAAATCACATTCACGGATGGGGAGAATGAAGACGAGAGAGTTCAGACTTTTGTCGTGAACACCTTCAACGTTGACAGAGCGATGATGCTTATTACTCACTACCTCAAAAATAAAGAGGAAGAATGTGAGAAACAAGCCAAAGAAAAGGGGCATGAGTTCAAAAAGAGAGAAATCCATACAGCTATTGAATCCGCCAAACCTATACCGGTCGGGCGGTTTATTCCGAAAGAATTTTCAATGGCTTATATGGAATAACTTTGTTAACCTGCCTGCTCGGTCTGTGAAGATAGGACGGGCGAATATGGGGCGTTTGGCTGGTGTGACTATTGTGATGCGCAGCAATGTAGAGGAGGGCAGTTCGATTCTGCCACGCCCCTCATAAATGTGAGCCACACATAAATGGCAAGGGTTAGTGAATAATGGTTGTGCCCCGGAGAATACGCTTCGGGGCTTTAATTGGTAAACAAATAAAATCATACATTATGGAAATGGAAATAAAAATAGCAGTACCCGAAACCGGAAACATATTCGATGCAGAGTTCTCATTGTCAATTGTAGGCATGAAAGTTAAAAACCGGGAAGCACTAAAAATGCTTCCCGATAAAATAAAGCAATCCTTAATTGATTGTGTTGAACTCGAAAGAAATACTTGCTTGGAGGATAAAATCAAACAAGTACTTTAATCAACGTATGTGTCAAGGTAGTGAATGAAAAAGTCTATTTTGGAGATTACTTTATCGAAATCTTTTTGCACAAAATCAATGCGCCCTCCAACGGCAGCGGATTTAAATCTAAGATTGCTTAGACTTTCGAGTTCCTTGTTTAAAGGAAGTCCGGGATTAAAAGCAAATACAAGATGAACAAACTCCCTAATAGCATCATATATTCCCGGATACGAATTGAAAGGGTCTTCTATATTAAAGATTTCTCCTTTTTTCTGTATCTCCAATACGTCATTTTTTATTGCTTCCGCCTTTTCTTTATAAAATGATTTATCTCTCATATACTTTAAAGTTTAAAATTAGACAAAGCAAAGATAACAATAAAAGGGCATATCATATTTCCCAAGATGAGTTTAAAATTAGACACTTTATCCTCTCTATCAGATATGCCCTTATATTATAAATAATAGTATGCCATACTACATAAAAAGAACCAAGGCTAAGAAAAAAGACAAGCCTTTACCTCTGTTTGATAAAGCAGGGATAACAGTAAAGAAGAAGCCGGATTTGAAAGCTAAGCTCGACAAAGAGTTTTCCCTTTTTATCCGGCTTCGTGATGCAATGCCAAACGGGTATTTTAGATGTATCTCGTGCGGACAGATAAAGCCGTTTACACAAGCAGACTGCGGGCACTATTTCAGCCGCACACACCTGGCGACACGTTTCGATGAAAATAACTGCCATGCTGAGTGCCGTCATTGCAACAGGTTCAAAGCCGACCATTTGGAAGGCTATCGGGTGAATCTAATTGCTAAAATCGGTCAACAGAAGTTTGATTTGCTGAAAGTCAAAGTTGCCAGCACTTCCAAAATGACTGATTTTGAGTACGAACAGCTAATCAAGTATTACAAAGCACTTAATAAGAAGTTACGAAAGGAGAAAGGGTTATGAATGATTTGGAAGCAGGAACATTTGTTATGATGGTCAAGAATGATGATGGTTCATTCTCTCCGGTTGGATTAAGTAAGGAACAGGCTTATATAATCCGGATATTTCTTTCCAAACTTAGTGAGGATTTCCCTTTTATCATTAAATCAGAAGATAGATATGTACAAACTACGTGATTACCAACAGAAAGCCTCTGATGCTGCCGTTTCTTTCTTCAATAACAAGGCGAAGAAAACAAATGCCATTATGGTGTTACCTACGGGCAGCGGAAAGTCGCTTATTATAGCGGATATAGCCGCAAGGCTTGACGGACATACCTTGGTGTTCCAGCCAAGCAAAGAGATATTGGAGCAAAATTTTAAGAAGCTCTGTTCATACGGTATTCTTGATTGCAGTATCTATTCGGCTTCCTTTAATTCAAAGGAGATAAGCCGGATAACATTTGCCACCATCGGCAGTGTGAAGAATCATCCCGAACTGTTTACCCACTTCAAGAACATCATTGTGGATGAATGTCATCTTGTAAACCCCAAAGAGGGAATGTACAAGGATTTTTTTGATGCAGTGAAGTGTAAGGTTCTTGGACTGACAGCAACGCCATACCGTTTAAGCTCCAGCCGTGATTTCGGCTCCATGCTGAAATTTATCACTCGGACAAAACCTCATGTCTTTTCAGAGGTCATTTATCATGTACAGGTATCAACCTTATTAGATATGGGCTACTTGGCGAAGTTGGATTACTATTCAATGAATCCTTCAGGGTGGAATGAACTTAACTTGAAAGTAAATACTACTGGTGCCGACTATACGGATAGGTCAGTTCAAAAAGAATATGAACGGATAGACTTCTACGGTTATCTCGTTCATATCGTCCAAAGGCTGATGAATCCCAAAGCCGGAGGAAAACGGAAGGGTATTTTGGTCTTTACCCGTTTTTTGAAAGAAGCGGAACGGTTAACGATGTCAATACCCGGTTGCGCTATCGTTTCAGGTGATACTCCTAAGAAAGAACGTGAACATATTCTTGAGGCGTTCAAAGCTGGTGAAATTCCGGTAGTAGCTAATGTGGGTGTACTTACGACTGGCTTTGACTATCCGGAACTTGATACGGTCGTTATGGCACGTCCTACAATGTCACTTGCCATGTGGTATCAGATAGTCGGTCGTGCCATCCGCCCGCATCCTTCTAAAGAATGTGGATGGATTGTGGATTTATGCGGTAACATCAAACGTTTCGGAGAGGTGTCGGATTTACGATTGTTTGATAGCGGTAATGGTAAGTGGGCTGTATTTTCTAACGGAAGGCAATTAACTAACGTGAGATTTTAAGATATGAGTTTTAAACCTAAATAATATGGCTGGCAGACCTACAAAACAGGGAATAGATTACTTTCCTTTGGATGTAGGTTTCTTTTCGGACGTGAAGGTCAGGAAAATCGCAAGGGCTTGTGGCCCACAATCGACTTCCATACTTATTTGCCTGCTGTGTAATATCTACAAGGATGAAGGGTATTACATTTTGTGGGACGAAGATTTGCCTTTTGTTATTGCTGACACTGTTGGGGTTTCCGAGGGCGCAGTAAAAGAAGTATTGACTAAGGCCGTACAGGTTGGATTCTTTGACGCGGAAATGTTCTCCGTGCATAGAGTGCTGACATCGGCCGGAATACAAAGGCGATTTTTACTTGCCACATATCAAAGAAAAGAAACTGAAATTATCCCTGAATATATGATTAATTGCACAAATAATCCGATTAATCATGCAAATAATTCAATTAATACTGTTGATAATAGACAAAGTAAAGTAAAAGTAAAAAGAAAGAAAACTAAAGAAACCTCTACTAGCGTAGAGGCAAAGAAAGTCGAGCAAGCGAAGAAACTTGCCGCGGCTAAAGCCGCTACACTCAAACGAAGAGATGCTTTCTATCAGTCTTTAGTTCCGTATGTCGAAAGATACGGGAAAGAGATGATACGTGCTTTCTTCGACTATTGGTCTGAACTGAATAAGTCAGAAACTAAAATGAAATTTGAAACTAATCAAACATGGGAGGTTGCTAAACGACTTGCCACGTGGGCTAACAGGGAAAAATTTAATGGAAAATCAAGTAATTCAATACAATCCACAGGAACTTATACCACCGGAAGAGTTGCCCAAGACAAGGCAGCAAGCCGTCAATCTCTTGAAGACCTCGCCGATGCTATATTGGGACAGCATTAGGCCGAGAACAGTTCTTGATGTATTCAATGCTCCACAGGTTTCGATAACAGATATATCAAAAGAATTTGGAGAAATAAAATTGCAAGCCTTGATGGTGAAATGGATGAATAGCTTTCTTCGGTTTTATTCAGTGAATGGGGCGATGGACGCAATACAGGTTGCTGATACTATAAATCTAATCATTGAAACTTATCCACACTACACACAAGATGATTTTAAATTATTTTTCAATATGGCTAAAAAAGGAATGTTTGGGCAAATATTCGGCCGTATGGATGGAGAGGTTATTATGAATTGGCTAACAAAATATGATATTCACCGTGATACTGTTGGTTCTGCAGAAAGTATTAAGGAGGCTGATAAATTTAAACCTTTATCTCAAGCACAAGTTAACAGTGGGATCTATTATTCCGAATACCTTGAGATCAAGCGGCGTGCTGATGCCGGAGATAAAGAAGCCAAGAAAATGTTGATGCCACCATGAGAATAACCGTTTACTGGGTAACAAGAAATCCGGATGTTATCGTAAGAATCCGGAAAAAGTTCAATATCCCAAGTTATACTTCCGTGAACTACGAAACAGAATGTGAAATCAAGGATGAAGACTTTTCACTGTTAGAAGAAACAGAACGAAGGGGATTTATTCAAATTAGAAATAAGAATACACGATTATGAAATCATTAAAAGAAATACTAAGGAGTTTAGAAGGTCTGTCCGATATCGAATTGTTCGTGATAGACCTTTTTTGTGGTGCCGGCGGTTTGTCCGAAGGTGTGGAAGAAGCACGATTGGATGGAAATAGATGTGCAAAGGTTGTTTGTTGTGTGAACCATGACAAGAATGCCATCCTTTCACATGATGCCAATATCCCTGATGCACTTCACTTTATTGAGGATATCCGTACACTGGAACTTTCTCCGATAAGCACTATTGTAGAACGTATCCGTCAGCTATACCCTGATGCTATGATAATGCTTCATGCCTCTTTGGAGTGTACCAACTTCTCGAAAGCCAAAGGCGGTCAGCCACGTGATGCTGATAGCCGGACACTGGCTGAACATCTCTTCCGCTACATTGATGTGATAGATCCTGATTATATTCAGATTGAGAATGTGGAGGAGTTTATGAGCTGGGGAGATATGGACGAAAAAGGGAAGCCTATCAGCATGGACAAAGGCAGGCTTTATCAGAAGTGGGTGCGCAATGTCAAGAAGTACGGTTACAACTTTGAGCACCGCATCCTGAACGCTGCCGACTTCGGTGCCTACACCACAAGGAAACGCTTCTTCGGCATCTTTGCTAAAAAGAGCTTGCCGATAGTATTCCCTGAACCGACCCACTGTAAAGGTGGCAGGCAGGACATGTTTTCTAAGCTGGAAAAATGGAAACCCGTCAAGGAAGTTCTTGATTTTTCTGACGAAGGAACTACCATCTTTAGGGAAAAGCCTCTTGCAGAGAAAACGCTTGAACGCATCTATGCCGGACTTATCAAATTTGTAGCAGGTGGGAAAGACGCCTTCCTCGTGAAGTATAATTCTATGAGCCGTACAGGGAAATATAACGCTCCTGGGATTGACGAACCATGTCCGGTGGTAGCCACGCAAGGCAGACTTGGAGTAGCGCAAGTCTGCTTCCTCTCCAAACAGTTCAGCGGACATCCCGAAAGCAAGAATGTGTCTGTAGAAGAACCGGCAGGTGCAATCACCTGCAAAGACCACCATGTTTTTGTCTCTGCTTATTATGGAAATGGACATAATCATTCGGTAGACCTTCCAGCTCCAACGGTCACAACGAAAGACCGGTTTGCATTGGTTGAAAGCCGCTTTCTGGATATGCAATACGGTAACGGTATACCTATGTCAATCAATGTTCCAGCAGGTACGGTAACGACCAATCCGAAGTTCAACATAGTTACTTGTAAGCCATGGATTATGAATACCGCTTTCTCCAATATCGGAAGCAGCATAGAACAACCATCGCAGACCATTACTGCTAATCGGAAATGGCATTATCTTATGAATCCGCAATTCAACAGCGCAGGCGGCTCCGTTAATAATCCCTGCTTCACGCTCATAGCAAGGATGGATAAGATGCCGCCCTACTTGGTTGCAACAGAAAGCGGACGGGTGGCTATAGAAATCTACGAAACAGACAGCCCCATGACCCGTAAAATCAAAGAGTTCATGGCACTGTATGGCATAGTTGATATTAAGATGCGAATGCTCCGTATTCCCGAACTGAAACGTATCATGGGCTTCCCAGAAGATTATGTGTTGGTTGGCACGCAAGCCGACCAAAAGAAGTTCATCGGTAACGCAGTAGAGGTTACTCAGGCAAAAAAGAATACCGAGGCTCTTTGCAAAAGGTTAAGAGTATTTAGATTGAATAAATTAAAAGAAGCAGTATAATGAAAGAATATATAGAATTTCTGAAAGACAAGATGGCCATCAGCCATCAGACCGGGTTTGAAGTCAATCCGGATGAATTAACCCCGTCGTTATATCCCCATGTCAAGGATACAGTTCGTTGGGCAATATCCGGTGGATGCCGTGCGATATTCTCCAGTTTCGGTATGCAGAAGACCGTAACCCAGTTGGAGATACTGCGGGTAGTTCTGAAACATAGAAGTGGAAAAGGGCTGATAGTTTGCCCCAAGCGTGTAGTCGTCGAGTTCCTTACACAAGCGGAACAACACTTGCACATGAAAGTTACTTATGTCCGAACTATGGCTGATGTGGTGATATGCCCGACCGACATCATGGTCACGAATTATGAGCGTGTGCGTGACGGAGAGGACGGAGTGAGAATAGAGCCGTCCTACTTCACTGTAACCTCATTGGATGAAGCGAGCGTATTACGTGGATTCGGTACCAAGACCTATCAGGAGTTTCTTCCCCTGTTTGCAGAAGTTCCGTATAGATTTGTTGCCACTGCCACACCGTCACCCAATAGATACAAAGAGCTGATACACTATGCCGGATATCTCGGAGTGATGGATACAGGGCAGGCACTTACAAGGTTCTTTCAAAGAGATAGCACAAAAGCGAACAATCTTACACTCTATCCTCACAAGGAGAAGGAGTTCTGGCTATGGGTCAGTACATGGGCGTTGTTCCTGACCAAACCATCTGATCTGGGTTATCCTGATACCGGATATGAATTGCCGGAACTGCGGGTGCATGAAGAAGTGGTTAGTGTGGATAACTCCACTGCCGGTACCGACCGTGACGGACAGGTCAAGATGTTCCGCGAGGCTGCTCTCGGACTTGTTGATGCTGCAAAGGAACGCCGGGACAACATGACTGAGAAAATAGCCCGTGTAGTGGAAATAATCAACCGTCCCGAAAATAAGGATGAGCATTTCCTTTTATGGCATGATCTTGAAAGTGAACGTGAAGCACTCTGTAAGGCCGTTCCGGGATGCAAGGCTGTTTATGGCTCACAGGATGATGAGGAAGCCGACAGGGTGATAGCCGACTTCAAAGACGGCCGTCTGAAGTATCTGGCTGCGAAACCGGAAATGCTCGGTGAGGGTCTTAACTTCCAGTACCATTGCCATAAGGCAATCATGTTCATCGACTACCGTTTCAACGACAAGTTCCAGGCGATAGCCCGTATCTACCGTTTCATGCAGCAGCATCCGGTTGACTTCTATCTCGTCTATGCCGAAAGCGAGGGCGAGATATACAAGAGCTTCATGCAGAAGTGGGCGCAACATCGGGAGATGGTAGCCAAAATGACCGATATAGTTCGTGAGAACGGTTTGTTCGGCTTGCAGGCGGAAGAGAAAATGATGCGCTGGATGTTCGCCAGTCGGGAAGAGAAATCCGGTAAACTTTGGAGGGCCATAAATAACGACAATGTTCTTGAATGTCAGAAGATGGAAGATAATTCGGTAGACCTGATTGTAACCAGTATCCCGTTCTCCAATCACTATGAGTACACTCCGACCTATAATGATTTCGGACATAATGAGGACAACGACAAGTTCTTTGAGCAGATGGATTACCTTACCCCTGAACTGATGCGCATATTGAAGCCCGGCCGGTTGGCTTGCATCCATGTGAAAGACCGCGTACTGTTCGGCAATGCTACGGGTGACGGTATGCCCACTATCGACCCGTTCAGTGAAATGACCGTATTCCACTACATGAAGCACGGCTTCCGCTACATGGGACGTATTACAGTGGATACGGATGTAGTAAGGGAGAATAACCAGACTTATCGACTCGGCTATACCGAAATGTGTAAGGACGGTTCAAAGATGGGTATCGGTTGCCCGGAATATGTTCTTCTTTTCCGAAAGTTGCCTTCTGATACCTCACGTGCATACGCCGATTTGCCCGTGACCAAGGACAAGAGTGAATACTCGCTGGCGCGCTGGCAGATAGATGCTCATGCAAGCTGGAAATCATCTGGTAACTCTCTACTGAGCTATGAGGACATGAAAGGCGCCGGAATAGATAAGATTCGGCATTTGTTCAGGAATTATGAGCGTGAGCATATATATAACTACGAGGAACACGTTGCATTTGCTGAGGAATTGGAGGCTTACGGAAAGCTGCCTAAAACGTTTATGGCTGTCGATCCGGTAAGCAAGAAGCCCTGGATATGGGATGATGTCACCCGTATGCGCACGCTTAATACCAAGCAGTCTCAGAAGAAACGGCAGAATCACATCTGTCCCCTTCAGCTCGATATCGTTGAAAGACTGATTGAACGGTACTCAAACAAAGGTGAGCTGGTGTTTGACCCCTTCGGAGGTATAGGTACGGTTCCCTATTGCGCCATCAGGTTAGGGCGTAAAGGATTATCCACCGAACTGAATTACGACTATTGGAAGGACAGTCTTTCATATCTATATGAAGCGGAAATGGAAGTGAGTACACCCACATTGTTTAACTTGATAAATGTAGGATAAAAAAGAATGGAGAGCAGGTATCGAACCTGCACCTCCACAATGAGTGGCATTCTTTCCACTTAAACTACTCCATTCTCTACTCCACTCAAATTGGAAAATCCCCAAATTCAGTTGAGTTGCAAATTCAACAAGGCTTTCCTTTCGGCATAGCCTAAATGAGATAATTCCCAAATTGAGTTTAAAGCCTATTTTTTCTTTAACTATTGTCGGCTTTTTATTCTGAGATTTTTTGAAAATTTTTGAAATACGTTTTGAAATCAGCCGACAACAAAATGTCGGTATTATTTTCATAATTGTATTTGTTTAAAATAGAACAATAATTAAAGTGTAACAAGGATTTGAACCTTTAACGCTAACGCGTACCATTTAGTTACTTGGCACAAATATAAGAAGAATTCGTGAGATTCAGGCAGATTTTGGTGGAATAAAGTAAGTGGTTGGAGACTAAAGGAATTGGGTGTTGAATGACTGTATTCTTCCTTTTTCCAAAAAAGCGGGATATTGAGGAGTTGTGAG